GCGCCATAGCAAAGTCGTCAGGTATCGCGGCAATCTCACGGCCGGTTTCAATTGCGCGTTTACCCATCACACGAACATCGTCGCCTGTTAACATCGGCCGAGCTCTGGCTATGTGACCAATGTACGGCGGCAACTTGGAAACCTCAATGGCTTTTGCTATGCCTTCCATGATGTCTTTACCGCCCTCGGTGCGTGGCACATAGGTTAACTCACGCATTGCTTCTTCAATGGACTTGTTGGCAACCTGCTTACCTGCGGCTTGGCCAAAGTTACCTGATGCTACCTCTTTGCCAATAGCATATGGCACTGAAGCAGGCATTGCAAAGATACCTGAGCCAAGTGACATGGCGGCTTGTGCTAGGTCGGCGCCGGGTAGACGCTTAATGATCTCACTACCGGCTGTGGATACTCCACGAATTGGGTCTGATACGTATCTGTCTAGTAAGTCGCTGACTGTTGCAGCTTTACGACGTTCTTCTTTTTTGGCGAGCTCATACTTCATCTCGTCGATACTCGGCGCATCTGCACCGGGGATGTAATTGCCTAGCTCGTCATACGGCATATGGGTTCACTCGTTTGGGTTGAGTTTCATCTACGTAGATGCTTGAGTCATTATATACAAAATCGAGAACAAGAAAACCTAGATCTCGCAATAAACGCAACGCTTGTGTAGTAGCATCCACCAAGTCGTCGTGCCGAACCTCTGGAAAGCTACACAATTGGTTAATGAGTGGGTTGGCCCAATCACGAGCAGCACCGGGTTGGTTCGTAGACTCAGGTACGTAGATCAGGCCGCGACTGATGATGGGTGACACGATATTGAGACGCTGCATCTTGTCTGCATTGCCCGGGTTGTAAGCGCGAACAGGCAAGCCAGCACGCTGTAAGTCCTGCAGCAATGAGATACCGGCGCTCTTATCTTCAATGAGTATCAAGTCAACTTTCTTCCCATGCCCCCATTCATTCTCATCTCCGTAGATGGACGTTGCTTCATCGATTACACGTGGTCGAAGCTCTGGGTATTGCATATGCTCAGCCCAGCAGTCAATGATCATGGCACTCATTGGCTTATCCGGCCCGGGTTTAAAGACACCAAGCACAACACACGCTGTCGGATCGTTCTTTGTCTTGTCAGACGTGGCGCAGTCATAACTCTGCACAACATACTCAAACTGGGGTAGCGGCCTATTTGCTGGCCAAAGCTTAAACCAGTCACGCTTCACGATACCGGACTCTTCCGGATCAATGATCTCGGCGTAAATCTCTTGGCGCCCAAGGCTCGTGCCTTCGTATTGCAGGATCTGCTTCTTGAATGACGGCGCTAAGTTGTGTATGTTATCATACGTGGACGCTGCTGTGTATGCTACATCATCACCATCACGTGCTACGAGGTCGATCACGAGAGGCTTAGGCTTGGGAGTCGTAGTGCATAGCACTTGAGGGTGTTTGCCAAGTCGCATACCAAATTGCAGCATGTCCCAAGCTTCATCAAGGTAGATCCAAGCAGCCAGCTCGTCGCACCAGCCACGGTGGAACTGAGGTCCGCGGAAGCGTTCAGGCTCAGACGCAGGAATCCCTTTAATGATAGACCCGTTCTTCAACGTAATCTCAAGTTGCGACTTGTTGTAGTTCTCTAGGACTTCATGTGGCATTACATTCAGAAGTCCGGAGTCGCCTTCAAAGCACACGTCACGTACGTCGCCGCCAGTTGGCGCTGATACGAGTGATCTCGTGTTTGGTGCTATCCAGCTCTCCCACCATGTCCATTCGGACGCAGTTCGCGTTTTTCCGGCTCCACGACCTGCCAAAAGTAACCAGATATCCCACCAATCACCACTAGGCGGCACTTGATGATCGTTGGCAATGGATAACCATTTGACTCTTGCGCGGAATGCCGCCTTCCATTCTGGCGACATATTGTTTAGTTCGGGGTGCGCCTTGATCTTGGCGGCTAATGCTTCTACTCTACTTTGATTCAGCATCGGCTTGACGGCTTGCTAGCAGATCTTGTACAAGTTCTTGCGCAAAGTCGTGAACTACATCGACTTGAATTGCTCCATCATTCTTACCTGTGACTTCGACTTTAGAGTTCTCACGATAATGCTCGGGGAAGCGTGCTGCCATGCTCCGGCTCCAAAGCCCTGTGTTCACCTTGGGCCCGCCGGGGATCTCGATCAAGTGCGTAGCAGCCAACATTTCCCAGTGCGCCATCGCTTTAACACGTGAAAGCTCCAAGGCGTGCCGAAATTCTTCGTGCGCTTCTTCCCAATGGGCTAACAAACGTGGGTGAATGTCAAGTTCTGCGGAGATTTGCGTGCGGGACTTACCTTGTGCGCCAAGCTCGATGACTTGCTCACACATGGCGGGGTCGTACCGAGTTGGACGACCTAAGAACTTTCCGTTCTTTGTTTCAGTCTTTGTAGTCATGGATGAATTGTAATCCTAAATTAAAAAGTTTGTACATATTTGGCAGGTTACACCAAATGGTTACAGTGAGGCTCGAAAACTATATATGCAAGTGTATATGTATATTTATATATATATTATTAAATAACTGTAACCTACTGTAACTCTGTAACCTAGTAATAAGTAAAAGGCTCCAAGAGGTTACAGCAAGGTTACAGGTTACACTAGAAAGTAGCATTTTGTGTGATTTCCTTGGAAAGCGCCTCCGCTGTGTCTTTAGCTACTCGTGAGTAATTTGTCTTGGTTACATCGGTTACACCGGGTGCTGTAACCACAAAAACTGTATGACGAACTGCTTTACCTTCTATTTTGATCATCTTACTTGGCTCAATTTCACCAATGGCGCTCATCGCTTTATGTAGATATTGGTGCGTTAATTTATTGCCGTAGCCCCATTGTTCTGATAGTACATTGAGCTGCGCTACAGTGAAAGCAGCAACACCATCAACGTTAGCAAGTACCCAGTTACGCAGTTCATTGGCAAAAGATTCCATTGGCGTTTTGCTTAGCTCGATTGCCTGTTTGCGTGAGCCAGTTTCAGGAGCAGCTTTACGTGGGTCAAAGCTCGATAGATCACGTTCATAATACCAGTTGAGCATGATACCAAAGCCGCCCGACCTAGCCCATGAGAAAAGCGCCGAGACCTTGGGATGAGTCTCTTTATTGGTAAGTGTCTTAGGACTATAAATTGCTTCACGCCTCGCAGTATTTCCCATATGAGTAACGTAGGGCTTATTGGTAGTAAAGACAAAGTTTAAGTAATTGGTGACTGTGTACTGCGCGCCATACTTGTTATTGATCGCTATCTCATTTGACGTAACGTAGTTTTTAAGCTTCGCGCTATGATCATCACGATCAGATGAGGGCTCATTGACAACAACAAAGATCTTGTTCTTAAGCATACCGTTGAAGTTGCCAAATAACTCATCAGGTCCAACAATTGCAGCTGGTGCGCCTTCACCAAGCCCCATCATCTCGGCTATAAATTCGGAGACTGCTGACTTGCCAATGCCTTCGATGGCTGAGGCAAACTGCGGTGTGGTGTAATTTCTTCTGTAGGGGTACTGAATAATATTAGCCACCCAGTTATGCCAATAATCAGCAAAATCAGGCTCGTCACGAAAAAAGTAGTTGCAGAAGTCAAGATACGGAGTAGGATCGCCAGCAGTAGGTTCATAGGACCAATAATTGAGATAGTTGTAACACCCTTCGGGAGTAATTCGAAGGCCTTGGTATTGTGGATAGACGCCGACTTGTCGAATATCACAGCGTTTATGCCACTTTTTGTATTCCTCAAGCATGGGGATCTCCTTGGCGATAACCTTAGGTGGACCGCCATTTCTGCCCGGGACAGTGTTGGTTTGAATAAAGATATGCTGCGCGCTATCAATTTTTGCCTTTTGAAAGCTCATGATATGCCCATCATGTAAGCGAATCACATCGCCGTTATGTAGTGCGTATTTGGTAGAGAACTCGTGTAGTTTCACGTCAAGAGTGTCGACTCCGTTCATAACTATAGACGTGGTGGTAAGTACCTCACCAATATTGCCACCAGCTAACAGATGATCGTCGATTGCGTACTTAGTTCCAGCTCCTGAGCCGAATTTACCCACTCTGCACAGGTGCACCTCCGCGCCCAGACCTCGAAGTGTGATGGCAAGCTTTGTTTCGGCCAAAGCAACTTGTTCGTTAGGTTCGCCTTCTTCTTTAGCGCCGTCGTAGTCGAAGATGATGTAGACCTTGCGGTTTTTAGACTCAAAGCTAGTCTTTTTACGCCACATGATTTGCATAAGATCTTTGTGTAGGTGTAGTCCATGTTTGTCAGTCCATGAAGTAACGCCAGCCAAGCCAAGGCAAGCATAAGGTAAAGAATCTTTTACAAGGTCACGTGTAATGGCCCATGCCTTGAACTCACCCTCAGTAATGATGATAGGTATGTCTACATCCATTATGACTTTGCGCCAATTCGTATTTAGGGGAAAGTAGATATGAGAGCCAGATGCACGTGCTTGGCTGTATTTCATCTTGCTTTTTGGCTGTAAAAGCCGCACGCGATGAAAGCCAGTCTCCTTGCCATCAATATCATGGTAAGGGATTTGCACAGACCACTCGTGCGTATGGCCTAAAAGACTTTTGGTAGCATCTTTGTCCAATAGCTTAAGGCCTAGCGTGGCTATATCTGCTTCTACGAACCCACGCTCAGACATAAACTGAGTGTATAATTGTTCTGGTGTAGTAACACTTGCGCCGAAGCTTACCGGCACAGTTTGTTGTTGCATAAATGTCCTCTTTGTTCAGATAACTAAGGCCTGCGTATTGCATGTACGTAGGCCTTAGTTGATTTTAATCTATAGCCCTTTGGTCTTATACAAATAAGGCCCATGCTTCTCAGGATCCACGGCAGCGTATTGCTGATACGTGAAATGGGTATCTCCACACAAACAACACATCTCACCATATAAAGGTGGATGGACTAGCTTTACTTGTCCGTTTGGATGCCAACAATGTTTGCACTCTGGTGCACTGGATTGCATATTTTCCTTTCAATTATCAGGTGGAGCCATTTCCACATTAACATAATACATCAATACAAGACTCTTGGCACAAAATACTTCTAGTTTTTCATAGTATGAAATAAATTAAAAATATGCATAAAATTAGTTACAAACGCTAGAAGTGTGGTATTATGAAATTGTAGTTAACTTGATCATTGAAAGGAATAAACATGAAAACCCTAGATATTGTAATCACAGACATCGATCGCCTTGGTATGTTAATGGCACAAGCTGCTGACATCAACGAGCAAATCGAAGCTCTTAAAGACGCAATCAAAAATAAAGGCGAAGGCAACTATGAAGGTAACCTCTATAAAGCCAATGTCAAACTCAGCCAACGTAAAGTCGTCGACTACAAAACAATCATCGCCGAGCTCGACGTTCCAAGCAATCTTGTCGATGCGCATACAACAACGACAGCTTCGATCACACTCAAAGTTACAGCACGTTAAGGAGAAATGAAATGCAAAATCAATTTAATCGCAAGCAACATGGCAGTTTGTTCGACCGCGGCTCTGCTGATAGCTACTACGGTCGTCCGCAGGAGCCACATTGGTACCCCGAAGGTTCTTACAATGGCAACATTGTAACCGCGCTAACGCCTGAAGAAGTTCAGGAATACTTGGCTGGGTACGACCACAACGAGCAGTTTGGCGGCAAGAAAAGTTGGGACTAACATGAAACTATCTTATTGCGACTACATTGCTCACCTAACCGCCAGCCACTTGCTTGAGCAAGATGTGGATAACCTATTGTTAACTGTTGGGCCTGTTAAGTTCGACCTCAACGATGATGGCTCTTTTAAGTCATCTAAAAAAGAAGTACGTGTTATGGATATGCAGCAGCAAATTTATAAAATCACTATTGAGGAATTGAAATGAAATTACGATTTAAATCCAAGCAATATTTCCCTAACTACTTTATCGCCGATGTAGTTATTTACGCCACTGTTGTGTGGTGGGTATCTCGGCTTTTTTCTGGAGAATAAGTATGCAACCACTTGACTGGCATAAAAAACGAACCGCAGCAAAGATGAGCTCAACAGCAGAGTTGATGTTGCACATCATCCACAAGGAAGGTCCATTGCCTGTGATGGACGCGTTAGGCTCAGCGCACTCTAAATCGATAGCGTCAATGGCAACATTACATGGCGGATTGAAATGGCTGCGTGAGCACCTGTACGTCAAAATCCAAGAGCTTGAAGAAGATCAACGCACCAAGGTCTGCGTAGTAACGGCCAAGGGCAATAAGTACTTGGAGGCATAATGGTCCGCAAAACTAAATACATTGTGTATGACGAGGCTGGCCCATTTCGTACGTTCGACAAAAAGTCTGATGCTGAGAATTTTTTGGAGCACATGTTGCGTGATGGGTCAGACGCTAAGATTGTTATTGAAA